AGTCAACCAAAGGACTTTATGATCAGTTCTTTGGTACTGGGTCTGTTACATCTAGGGGCTATTTCGGTCCCTTTATGTCTAATGTATCCGTCCTTCCGGTCGAATACATCCCTATGTCCCAGAACACTTACAATCGTCTTTCTACTGAAATTCTTCAGAAAATTGGCGATCGTAAAGTTTCCTACGGTGAAAGCCTTGCTGAGAGTCGTGAAGCTTTGAACCATCTCTCCCATACAGCCTCTACTTTTGTCAAGCTTTTGCTTGCCGTTCGTAAGGGCCATTGGGCGAAGGTTCCTAAGATTCTCGGCGTTCGACCTCGTGATCTTAGATCACTAAAGTCATTCTCATCACGATGGCTTGAGTACCAATATGCATGGATGCCACTAATTAATGATATCTATGACACGCACAAACTGCTGACTACTGGCTTCCGTAAGGAAGTTCAGCTAATGTCTTCAGTCCGTCGTCTCACTGATCATCATGAAATTAATGGTCCGTTCAATTGGACTACTTGGCAACGAATCGGATTTGTTTCCGGTTCATCTCAACGTACAGATATTATGAAGGTTTACTATAAGGTTAAAGATAGCGATCTTGCTAAAATTAACCAAATGGGCCTTCTTAATCCCGTTGACATCGCTTGGGCTGTTGTACCGTACTCGTTTGTTGTCGATTGGTTCTTACCTGTCGGCAACTTTCTCGAGGCCTGTACAGCTACTATCGGATGCACCTTCATTGATGGGTATTACTCAACATTCATTAGTGGTAAATATACCACTAATCCGCCTGTGCCTCAGCTGTCTAATAGTACTGAATACTATTTCGACTCTGACACACGGAGTTTCATCTCCGAATTTACGGAATACAAGCGCACGAAACTTACTAGTTTTCCTGTGCCTGCATTGTATGTTAAGTCCCCATTTTCCACTAGCCATGTTGTAAGTGCTCTCGCACTTATCAATCAACTACGGAGATGAGCGATGCCTCAACTTCAACAGCTCGTTCTCACAGATCGAGCCGCGACACCCGTCGCACATACGTTCGTACCACGTGACATCGTTAATGGTGTTGGTTCGGTCGTCGAGTCCACTGGGATCCCCATTGGTAACTCAACTCTTTCCGTTTCACTCAACAAGACAGCGAGTAATCGCTATAAGGCTGTAGTGAAATTTGCCGTTCCCGTTGTTCAGACGCAAGTCATCAACGGTATCTCGACTCCTGTCGTTGTTCGTACATCTTTCGCAGATGTCACGTTTACATTCGATCAGGCGTCGTCTGAAGCTGAACGAAACAACTTTGTTGGGATGTTTGCCGATGCTTTTGGCACCAGTAAAACTCTTATCAATGATGCTGTCGTTAAACTTCAGGGCATTTATTAAGTATCGATTACTGTTTCTTTACGTATTTTTATACGTTCAGACTAGTAAATTCGTAACTTATTGGAAGAGTCGCAAACGAGGAGTTACCCGTGCG